TAACCTATCTATAACAGGTAGAACTACTATTGGTATTGGTTTATTAAGTATTAGCGCAAACCAAACAATTAACGGCACATTTACAGTAAGTGCGGGTACTGCGGCGGCATATCGCATATCAGTTATTTCTAACGCATTCCCCACTCCACGCACATTAACCTGTGCGGCAGTATCTTTAACTGATACCGATTTTAGAGATATAACTATTGCAGGGGCGGCTTCCCCTGCTACTGGAACAAGACTTGGTGACTGTAAAGGCAATAGCGGTATTACTTTTGATGCGGCTAAGACTGTTTTTTATCGTCAAACAGGTTCTGCTAATTGGGGTGCTACGGGTTCAGGTTCTTGGTCAGCTACATCAGGTGGTGCATTAGACGCAACTCAGTTTCCATTAGCACAAGATACTGCTGTCTTTCCTGCGGCAACCTACCCTGCATCAGGTTCAACAACAACAATCAACGCTGGATACAACATTGGCACAATAGATATGTCTTTGAGAACGTCAAACACTATGACGTTGGCGACAAGTAACAATAATCTATTAATTGTTGGAAATTGGATAAATGGAACAGGAATTACTATTTCTGGCACAGCCACACTTGCGTTTATTGGGCGTACAACACAAACAATTACAAGTGCAAGTAAAACATTTACTCAGGGTATTTCGTTTGCCAGTCCAAGTGGTTTTGTTACTTTACAAGATGCAATGACGATGGTTTCCACACAAACTGCTTTCTTTTCCAATGGAACACTTGACTTAAATGGTCAAACATTAACTGTTGGATCAAGTTTTCAAACTCAAGCAGGAACAAAGAATTTAACTTTTAATGGTGGCACATTAGTTTGCCCAGCCGCATCTGCATCTGCATTTAACAACGCTAACCCTACTAACTTTACTACCACAGCAGGGACAGGCACAGGCATGATTTCCATGACTTCAGCGTCTGCCAAGACGTTTGTGGGTGGTGGGTCTACATTTAACTGCACACTAAACCAAGGTGGTGCTGGTGCTTTGACCATTACAGGCTCAAACACATTTAGCAACATCACAAACACAACCCAACCAGCGTCTGTGCTATTTACTGCGGCAACAACAAGCACATTTACCAATTTCAACCTATCTGGTACATCAGGAAATCTGATAACCATTGGCTCGGTGACTGCCGCAAGCCACACGCTATCTAAGGCAAGCGGTACTGTAAGTTCAGACTTCTTGTCTATCAGTCGGTCTACAGCTACAGGTGGAGCAGGATGGTATGCAGGGTCAAACTCCACAGATGGGGGCAATAACTCAGGATGGATATTTACAGCACCTCCTGCGCCTAGTGCTGGAAATGGCAATTTTTTAATGTTCTTTTGAGGAAACAATGAACCAAGAACTACAAAAGTATTATGAAGACCGATTTTCCATGATGGGACAGGAAGGTTGGAAGGATTTGTGCATAGATATTGACAATATGATAGAGTCGCTCAATAATCTAAGCGTTATTCCTGATGAAAAGACCTTGATGTTCAAAAAAGGTGAACTTTCCATCTTGACTTGGCTGAAAACCTTGAAAGAGGTCAGCGAACGAGCGTATGAGGAATTGAATGAAAAGAATGTTTGATTTTGCCTGTGCAAACGGGCATAAAACCGAAAGACTTGTTGATTATGAGACAACAGGTTTTAAGTGTGAGTGCGGAGAAACAGCCAATCGCACTTTGTCTGCTCCAAACTTCAAGTTAGAAGGGTGGTCTGGTTCTTTCCCGTCAGAGCATGGAAGGTTCGAGAAAAAACACCTAGATCAACTGAAGTGGGAGCAAAAGCACAACTCATAAGCAGAAATGCCGAGTTGAATGTCCTAGAACCGATAACGGCAGGAAAAGGAAAAATATGTTGATTGACAATGAAGATGAGTCGCTAAGTGAGTTAGATGCAGTTGAGCAAAAGAAGCAACTACCTGAAGTAGCACCCTTGTCCGAGATGCCTGAGAAATACAGGCAAAAATCTTTGGAAGAAGTGGTCAAAATGCACCAAGAAGCTGAGAAGCTGATTGGAAAGCAAGCGCAGGAAGTTGGGGAAGTGCGGAAACTAGCAGATGAACTTATCAAGCAAAACCTCTCCTCTAAGCAACAACCTATTGAAAAAGAGCCAGAAGTAGATTTTTTCGAGAATCCACAAGAGGCAGTTCGTAGGACTGTTGATAACCATCCTGATGTACTTGCGGCTCGCCAAGCGGGTCAAGATTTCAAAAAGATGCAGATTCAGCAAAAGTTGGCGCAAGAGCATCCTGATTTCGGTCAGATTGCTCAAGATACAGACTTTGTGAATTGGGTGAAATCTTCACCTATTCGCCTTGGTTTGTATGCAAAAGCTGATGGTGAGTTTGACTACGACAGCGCAAATGAATTGTTAAGCACCTATAAGCAGTTGCGAGGAATTAAGGCAAAACAGACTAATGAAGCAGGGGAAACTCAGCGCAAGTCAAACCTTAAGGCGGCAAGTGTCGATGTAGGTGGAAGTGGAGAATCTGGAAAAAGAGTCTATCGCAGGGCTGATCTAATTCGGCTGAAGATGACTGACCCAGATCGTTATGAGGCGTTAAGCGGAGAAATCATGCAAGCGTATCAAGACGGACGGGTTAGATAATTTAACTTATCGTTTTTTGGAGATTTAACATGGCAACAGCATTTTCCCCCACAAACTCAGTTACGGTAACAACCGCTGAAAAATTCATCCCAGAAATTTGGTCAGATGAAATCGTTGCGGCTTACAAGAAAAACCTCGTTTTAGCTAACTTGGTTATGAAGATGAACTTTAAAGGTAAGAAGGGTGATGTGGTTCACATCCCTGCACCTACTCGTGGTTCTGCTTCTGCTAAAGCCGCTGAAACAGCAGTCACTTTGATTGCCGCTACAGAGTCTGAAGTTCAAGTTTCTATCAATAAGCATTACGAATACAGCCGTTTGATTGAGGATATTGTCGAAGCCCAAGCCTTGAACAGCTTGCGTAACTTCTATACCTCTGACGCTGGTTATGCCTTGGCTAAACAAGTCGATACAGACTTGGTTCAGTTGGGTCGTTCAACCAATGGCGGTGGTGGTACAAATGCTTATGCAACTGGTGCGTTTATTGGTGGTGATGGTACTACTGCTTATGTTGCCGCAAGCAACAATGAGTCAGCATTGACCGATGCCGCTATTCGCCGCACTATTCAGCGTCTTGATGACACTGATACCCCAATGGATCAGCGTTTCTTCTTGATTCCTCCATCAAGTCGCAACACCCTGATGGGTTTGGCTCGTTACACTGAACAAGCCTTTGTTGGTGGTACAAACAGTACCATTCGCACAGGTGAAATCGGTAACTTGTATGGTATCCCTGTGTTTGTCTCAAGCAATTGCGACACAGCATCAGGTAGTAACAATGCACGAGTTTGCTTGATGGGTCATAAAGACTCACTGGTTTTGGTTGAACAAGTGGCTATTCGCTCACAAGTTCAGTACCAACAGCCCTACCTTGCAACTTTGTACACAGCAGACACGCTGTATGGAGTGCAAATTCTGCGTTCAGCGGCAAGCACTGGTGCGGCTAAGTCTGCATCAATGTTCGCTTTGTTGGTTCCTGCCTAATTGCAGTTGTCCCTCCTACTTCTAGAAATAGGGGTAGGGGGACTTTTTTAACCTAATTAGGAGAAATCAAAATGGCAACAGCAACGGCAGTTGTAACACGCAGAGGCAATGACAGTTTTCGGGGTTTATTCTCTGATACTTGGTCAGTTCGTTGCACCCTTGACGCTGGCTCATTAGTCGATGGTGCTGGCGAAACAGATGATGTAACAGTAGCTGGTGTCGCTTTAGGTGACATGGTGATTGGCGCATCTTTGGGTGTAGATTTAGTTGGTTTGACTGTTACTGGCTATGTCAGTGCCGCAAACACAGTTAAATTCCGCATCCAAAATGAGTCAGGTTCTACAGCAGACTTGGCATCTTCAACATTGCGACTCGTTGTAGTTCGCATGGTGTAAAGATAGGGGGGCTAGTCCCCCCTTTCTCATTTAAGGGTTTTATGGCTACTTTTCGTTGTCTTCAATCAGGTAACACTGTGACTTTCACATATCAACATGATATTGACTCCATGAAGGGTCATCAGGGATATGTAAGGATTGATGAAGAAGAAGTAACCATAGAGTCACTTGATTCTGAACGTACAGATACCGCATTTGCGCCTGTAATTCCATCAATTAAGCGTATGGGAAGACCCCGAAAGGTTGCAAATGTCTGAAATTGACGCAAGAGATTTTGGTAGGTTAGAGGCTCAAGTAGAGGCTTTACATAGTCAGGTATCTCAATTGAGTACCGATGTCAAATCATTACTTGAACTTGCCAATAAAGGCAAAGGTGGATTTTGGGTAGGTATGACTATCGCCTCATTCATGGGCGGTGTGATTACTTTTGTTGCTGATCGACTCTGGAAATAAGGAGAATACTATGCCTATGGTTGGAAAAAAGAAGTTTCCCTACACCGAAAAAGGGGAAAAAGAAGCAAACGAATACGGCAAGAAAAAGGGTATTCCTGTGACTGTAATGATTGCAGTTGGTAAACCCAAAAGGGGTATGCCTATGCGTGGTGGTAGGACTGCTACAAACATGATGAAAAAATCTTCACGAGGTAAATAATGTCTACTTTCCAACTCGACCCAAATCAAGTGGCGCTTGGTGTCCCAAGAATGGGGACAACCCAAATATTTACAGTTACTACCTCAAGTGTTCAATCAACCGCTTTTGGTGCATCCACAACAATGATTCGTGTTTCCTGTTCTTCAGGACATTGCCACTTTCAAATTGGTACAAATCCAACGGCAAGCATAACAACTTCACCCATGATGCCTAATAACTTTACTGAGATTATTAAGGTAAATGCTGGAGAAAAGATTGCTGTTATCAAGGATGCTACTGTAACCTCATCAACTTTTTCAGTAACCGAGTTGATATGAAAAAGACTAAAGCACAAGCCAAGATTAGCAAGGTAATGACTGAGTTTGGCAAAGGGGAATTGCACTCTGGTAAGGGTGCTGTTGTCAAATCTCAGAAACAGGCTATTGCCATCGCTTTGTCTGAAGCTGGTATGTCTAAACCAAAAAAGAAGATAAAATGAAAACTGGACTATATTCTGCAATTAATGCAAAACAGGCTCGTATCAAGGCAGGGTCTGGCGAGAAGATGCGTAAGGTAGGTAGCAAGGGTGCGCCTACAGCGGCTGACTTCAAACAGGCGGCAAAGACTGCAAAGAAGCCTAAAAAGGTGAAGTAGATGAAAACACCCACTTGGCAAACAAAAGCTGGTCAAAATCCAAAAGGCGGCTTGAATGCCAAGGGTAGATCGTCTTATAATGCGGAAACTGGTGGCAATCTGAAGCCTCCAGTAAAGTCGGGGGATAACCCTCGCAGAGCAAGTTTCTTGGCTCGCATGGGCAACAATGCTGGTGCAGAGTACAAGGATGGTGAACCAACAAGACTGCTTCTTTCGCTCAAGGCATGGGGTGCAACCTCAAAGGCTGACGCAAAGGCAAAAGCTAAAGCTATCTCCGCAAGGAATAAGGCAAAAGCGAAATGAGAGCATTATCAGTTGGAGTTAGTCCCACAGCGGCAGTAGACACTACAGTCTATACCTGTCCGACTGGCTATTACTCTAAATTTACTGTAATGTATATACACAATACAGGTGGCTCTACCAAGCATATAACTGTTCAATGGTTTGACGCAAGTGCTAATACCACTCTTGATATATTGACTCAATACGATTTCACATCAAAAAACTACTTGCAGTTTGATGGCAATGCCTACATTGTTTTTGAAGAAGGCGATAAGTTAAAAATAACTACTCAATCTGCAAGTTCATTTAGTTTTATAGCAACATTTGAAGAAGAAGGGTTGAGTAGAGCATGACCTACCTTGAACTTGTAAACGATGTACTCGTAAGATTACGTGAGACAACAGTATCAACTGTTTCCGAAACCTCTTATTCTTCCTTAATTGGAAAATTTGTTAATGATGCAAAGCGTCAGATTGAAGATGCTTTTGCTTGGAATGTTTTGGGTCAAACCATTACAGTGACCACTGTAGCATCTACACCCGCTTATTCTCTGACAGGTGCTGGTCAGAAGTTTCAAGTGATGGATGTAATCAATACCACAAGCAATGTTGGACTCATAAACATCACTTTTGTGGACATGAACCGCAAATTAAACTTTACTCCACTTGTCAACTCAATACCTACAGAATTTGCGTTTGATGGGGTTGATGGTAGCTACGACACTAAGGTAAATCTTTACCCAATACCTGATGGTGTTTACACAATCAAGTTTGCCCTGACAGTGCCACAGGCTACCTTGACATCAGACTCAACTGTTGTTGCTGTTGCTGACACTCTAGTGGCTCAGAATGCCTATGCTCGTGCATTGGTAGAGCGTGGTGAAGATGGTGGTCTTACTTCTTCTGATGCGTACTCGTTATACAAAACCATGTTGTCTGATTACATTGCTTTAGAAGGCACTCGCTATCCTGAGAATCAGGAGTTCGTTGCAGTATGAACCAATCTTTGCAAATTGCTAGTATTTCAGCCCCCGGCTTTTATGGCTTAAATACTCAAGATTCTCCGCTTGATTTGCAGAGTGGATTTGCTTTGATTGCTACAAATTGCATCATTGACCAGTATGGTCGTGTTGGCTCACGTAAAGGTTGGACTGCACTAAATTCTTCTACAGGTAATCTAGGCTCTAATGATGTAACTGTTATACATGAGATGGTTGAGGCAGATGGGACACTGACTGTTTTATTGGCTGGCAACAACAAGATTTTTAAGTTGGGTGCAAGTAATGTACTTACAGAACTCACCTATGGTGGTGGGGGTACTGCACCTACTATTACCGCAAGTAACTGGCAATGTGCAACGCTAAATAGCGTAACCTACTTCTTTCAGTTGGGCTTTAATGCTTTGATCTATGACCCTACTGTAAGCACCACAACGTATCGCAGAGTTAGCGAAAAGACGGGTTATGTAGGTACAGTTCCTGATGCAAACATTTGCATTTCAGCGTTTGGTAGATTGTGGGCGGCAAACACAGCAACTAACAATGCTACTGTTTTCTTTAGCGACTTGATTGCTGGTCATGTTTGGTCAACAGGTACGGCTGGTTCTTTGAATGTAGATCGTGTTTGGGCGAATGGCGCTGACCAGATTACAGGTCTTGCCGCACACAATGGTTTCTTGTTTATCTTTGGTAAGCGTCAAATCCTTGTTTATCAAAATGCCACTACACCAGCATCAATGTCATTGAGTGACACAGTTGAAAACATTGGTTGCATTGCTAGAGACAGTATTCAGAATACAAGTTCTGATGTGATTTTCCTATCTAATTCTGGCATTCGTTCTTTGATGAGAACAATCCAAGAGAAGTCTGCACCTGAAAGAGATTTGTCTAAAAATATCAGGAA